TTTAAGTCTGGACTTGCGGTTAAACCTGCAACTGGAACAGGCGCGGGTACAACAATTATAACCTCTGGTAGAGCACTACAAAATATAACGTCTCTTACTCTTACGGGCGATATTCATCAAGGCGGTAGCCTCAAAATAGGAGGCACTACGGTTCTTAATTCTGCAAGAGTCTTACAGAATGTGTCTGGTAACATCTCAATGTTTACTAATGACGCTGGATATATTACAGGCGGTAACTTTGTTGCTACAGATGCAGATTCAACTGTTCAAACAAACAAAAAAATACAGTTTAGAGATGCAAATAATTTTATTAATTCTCATGCAGGAAGCGAGCTAGGCGTTAATGCTGAAGAAAGTTTACATTTAAATGCTGCTTCAGAAGTTTTAGTTGGAGGTACTTCTGGAACTGCACAGATACAACTTAAATCTGAAGATATACAGCTTAAAGATTTTACGTTGAGTGGAAGTACAGTGCCTTATGCAGATGTAACACAAAATGTTACAAATACTGCTTCGGGTTTGCAAGATCAAAACTTATCTGGAAGCGGTTCAGGTGCATCAAACCTTGGTTCATTAGGTATTGATCAGGGCGGTAGGATTGTACGACATGAACAAGAACAAACATTTAGATTTTCAAGAGCACAGATGTTAGCTAGCTTTGGTGGTAATGGTATTACTTTGATTCCAGCGGTAGGCAATGATAAAGCAATGATTATTACAGAAATGGTAACGATGATTGAATTTACCTCTGCAATAACTGGTGGCGCAGGAACTTCTAATCCGCTTGTTGTAACTGGTGGTGGGTCAAGCAGCACAATGTTTGAATTGAGAAGTGTACCAGGTTCTTTTGCAACAGGTGTTATTGGAGCTATACCAAGAACTGCTTTTGCACAAGCTACACAAACAACAACATCTGGCAGCGCACCGCACTATGGATTTATATACAGAGATTTACCGTCTGGTACTTCAAGCGCACAGAAAATTATGTGTTCAAACAATGACCTTAAAATACATAAAATTGGTACTATTTCACAAATGGGTACAGGTGTAACTGCAATGTATATTAAGGTAAGATACAAAATATTTAATGGTTCAACTTTCTAAAATTAAGTAGAGGAATTACAATGGCTTGGTCAATAATGAATATGGTTAGAAATACAAAGGGAGCGCAAAAGGACGGAGTTGTAGAAGTCCTTGGGGATTACACAATGACAGATGGAGATTACTCTGCATCTTATCCAGCATTAGCTTCATTCACACCAGACAAAAGCAAAGAAGGATTTGTGGCCTACGAAGACCTAACGGTTGAGATAGTATCTGGTTGGATGGATGACTTTTGTGATATGGATAGTGTTAAAGCGTCTTTAACTGAGCAGATTAATGCTGCTAAAGGCAGAACGGAAGGATTACCATGGTAAATAAGGGAGATAAAAATGGCTAAAAAGAAACAAACAACTAATTCAATAAACATTGATGGAGTTGATTACAAAGAAGATGATCTATCTGATTTAAGCAAGCTACATGTAAAAAGAATTAATGAGTTAAGATCAGAACTTACATCATTGCAAATGATGATGGATGAAAAAAACGTATTAGTATCTGCTTATGCAAATGCTATCAAAGAAGCAATGAAGCCTGTAGAAGATGAAGGAGAAGCAGTCAATGAGTGAATCAATTAAAATACCATCCTGGGCTGTTCCTTTAATGGCAGCAGTTGTTCCTGCAGCTATCGCTTGGGGCAGTATGAAAACTCAAGCGGAAGCGACCGATGCTGAAGTCAAGAAGGTTGCTTCAGTTGTTGAAACATTGCAGACTACAACTACCGATAACTCTGTTCGCACAAAACTAAACGAACAAGCTATACAAACTATAGCTGATGGTTTAGCTAAACAAACAGAAATCAGTCAAGCTACTGATGAGAAGTTGGGTACACTCATAGAGATAATGCTAAAAGAAAGGCGGTAAAGTTGAAGCTGGTGATTGCACTGGTAGTCATCACTAACGGTGTTCCAGATGACACTAAGAAAACATACTTTATGAACGCACAGCATTGCGAGTGGATCGCTCAAGAGCTAACTCGTGAACGCAAGTATTTTCAAGGTTTTGAAGAAGGCTCTATATTTTGCCGTCCTGAGTGGGTTCCAGATGATACAAAAGTCACACGTCTAAATGTAATACCAATGCCTGAGGTTGATGAAGATGCTGAATAACTTCATAGGCCCAGTATCTAATCTTGTAGGTACATGGCTCAATAACAAGAAAGAAGAAAAGCAAGCCAAGCATCAAGCCAAAATGAATGTCATACAGAATGATGCCAACTGGGAACAGATCATGGCAGAGTCATCTAAAGATAGTTGGAAGGATGAATTCTGGACAATAGTTCTTAGCATACCTATCTTTATGGTGGGATATGCGATAGCAAGTGGCGATACTACTGTTATTGACAGAGTGCATCTAGGCTTTGATGCATTATCCAATCTCCCAGATTGGTATCAATACTTGCTGTTTATTGCAATAAGCTCTAGCTTTGGTATACGTGGTGTTAGCAAGTTAATGAGTCTGAGAAAATGATATGGGATGGCTGCAAGATTATAATGGTGCAGAGACCAGATGGTATCATGTTGTTGGATTATTTGTACTCCTTGGTATATTGTGGGCTATAATGTTTTTCTTCGGGCCAGAAACTACAGAAGTAATACCAGAGAATGGAGATTAATTATGGGTTTATTTAGAAGTGTTGTTAATTTTTTTACAGGCACAGAAGATGTAAAAGTACGTAACCGCGACAAAAAAGGTAAGTACGTTGCAGATGACAAGTCTACGCCTAACAAAAATGAAGCATACAAAACGGTACGTAGAAAAAAAGCAGCATCAAAAAAGAAAACAGTAGCAAAGAAGAAAAAACCTACCAAGTGAAATACTTTGACATAACAGACTTTGATTGTCAGGAAACAGGTGAGAACGAAATGTGTCGTGAGTTCTTGCGTAAGTTAGATAATCTACGGCATGAATGTGGCTTCCCATTTATTATAACTAGCGGATATAGAAGTCCCTCGCATAGTATTGAATCAAAGAAAGCGCAGCCTGGCACTCATGCACAAGGCATAGCATCTGATATAAAAGTAAACAATGGTATGGAAAGATACTTGATTGTAAAGAACGCTGTAGAGATGGGATTTAATGGTGTAGGTATAGCAAAGACATTTATACACGTTGATAATAGAACATCATCACCTGTTATGTGGTCTTACTAACGATACCTAGCTGTCTTTTTTGATATACGTTTGGGTTGTTTAGAAAATTGTTTACCAGCCTTAGTGTCTCGTCTTTTCTTTCTGCTTGTCGCTGCATATTCTTGAGAAGATAATGCTTGTCTAGCTCTACGTGGCAGATAACGCTCTCCTGTGGCCTTAGGGCCAACGGTAGACGGTTTACCTGACTTAGTACCCCAGTCTTGTTTACCCCAGTCTAAAAGCGATTTCTGTGGCTTTCTGAGGGCCATTATCTGTAACCACCACCTCTAGCTTTGTATTGCTTTGCTAACATCTGCGCTTTACGTGCTGACCATTGACCAGGTTTGCCACCTTTACCACCGCGTTTGATAGCTTCAAATAAACTCTTTCTCATCTTTGGCTTGGTGTAATTACCAGCTTCATTGACTCGTGATTTATTTTTCATTTCTTACCTTTCTTAGCAGCAGCAATAACATCACCGCGAGTAATTTTATTTTTGTCACCGTACATAGCTGCAAGTTTTCTTTGTCGTGCAGTAAGTTTTTTCTTTCTCTTCATATCCATAGTTATTTACCCATAGCTTTTTTCTTAGCTTTCTCTGATAAGTCTTTGAAATGAAACAACTTTTTGCTGTTTCTCGTATGCATTGAACCACTATGTGTTTCACCATTTGGCATTTTGTGAGTGCCGCCTGTGTACTCTCTGCCGTCAGCAAAGTAATGTTTTGTACCTTTTGCCACGTTACTTCCTTGGCTTACTTTTCTTTGGCTTTGGTTTTTTCTTTCCTGAATGATATGGCATGATTAATCTCCTTTTACCATTTGACTTTGTTCGCCCAGTATGCAGCAGACATATTACCTCGTGCTATATTTTTTCTATGCCTTGCTTTGAAACTAGCACGTTTCTTTTTCATCCTATCTGATTCACCAGCTTTTGGTTTACCAGCAGTTTTAGCTCCTTGCTGCCCGAAACGTATAGTTTTAACTTTATTGCCAGATTTTGCAACAACAACGTGTGATTTTGTAGGATGATTTGGTGTGCGTTTTGGCTTGTTATAGCCTGATACACCGATACGTTTGAGTAAACTTTTCTTTTCCATTCTTTCAGTATAACAAAAAAAGCCCCTGTGTGGGGCTTTAAAAAGGGGGTACAATCAACCTTAAAAAAGGACTTACAGTATATATTCATATTTGTCCCCAAGTCAACACCCCTTTTTTAGCACATTAAGTTGGGGTCAGGATAATCTTTCTTCGTGATATTTTATTAATTCATTAAAGTGTTGCAGCATATCTTCATAATCTTTTTTATATAGTTTTCTTAACTTGCGCTTGTCTTGATGCATCTGTCTAACAAAGTCTTCACCATACATATCAATCATCCATAATGTGTACTGCCCCTCTGCGCTGCCCTTACTCATACCAAAACAATTACAACCTTTGCACTGCGGATGCACGTTCTCTACCTCTAACGCCCAGTATGATGAGCTACCTTTGGCTATATAATGACCGCCATCTGCATCTTTCCAGTGTAATTTTTTGTCGCATGATACACATTGCACCATACCAAGATGGTCAGCTGCCGATATTCTGGCTAGCTTTTGTAAGGCAGTCAGACATTTTTTTCGTAGTTTCTGACTCATTCGTCTGTCATTGGCCTAGATGGGAACGGTATATGTATTCCTGTACGCTCACTCAATGCTGAGTTAATTGCATCATAGACCTTTGATACTTTGTCTGATTCTATATCTGTAGTTGATGATACTCCATACATTGTGTTCTGTATTGATCGCCAAAACTCTTTAAATGATTCTTGAGTCCAGGGTATTTCAATAGAATCTCTGAGAAAGTCTGCGTTAAGTTGATGATAATAACCAGCATCATTTAACATAGCTGCTGCATTTCTAAAATAAACTTCAAGTGCTGCTTGTTGTTTAGGTGATCTTGGTTTGCTTGTCTTACAAATAAACGTAACAAAATCATGCTCATTACATATCTCATCAACAAACTTTTTAAAACACTCTTTTTTGTAATCGTTGTCTACATGCCAATGCCGCGCCATATTATTTTACCAATTTTTTACTTAACCATTTTTTACTGAGTGCTTGATTGTATTGATTTTTTTCTTTTTTGGTAACAAACGGTTTATACTTCCGCTTCTCCATATCTTGATCATCAAACCAATCTTTGTCTTGAAGTCTTTTTCTAACAAATGTCGGTGATCTATCAAACGCTTTTGCAATCTCTGACGCAGAATACTTTTCACCGTAAGTAAGTTTACGAGTGCGACCCTTGTATACCCTGTAAATTATTTTATGCATTCATTCCTAACTCTTGTTTGAGTTTAGCAAGTGCAATTATATTTTTTTCTCGTCTTTCTTTTTGACTATCTGGCTGCAACTGGTGAGGTATATACAGTCTATGATATCTAGCTATTCTGTACTTTGTTTTCTCTAAACTAAGTATTGCATCAATATCTGGGAACGTAAACTTATCGTTGCCCTTTTGTCTTTCTGCATGAAGTTCGTCAAACAATGCGTTGACTTCTTCTCTACTCATCTTTGCTATTGACTTACCAAACTCTCTCTTTGCCAAGGACAATGAGTTGTCATCAGGCCATTGCGCTTGCATACGTGAAATGCCATAAGTGTTTTGCAATCTAAAAAAGAAATAAGCGATTACATCTTTTTCATATTTGCTAAAAGTCTGTGGCTTTTTCGTAGTCGTATATGCTTGCTGCATAAGTTGTTTTAGCTGCTGTTTTTCCATAATTGTCTCTCCTTTTTTTGTTGTTTGACTCCCAGTAAGACAATGCACGCTTCCAATCTTTCATTTTTACCCGACCAACAACCCACCCTTTTGATTCATGGTAATCAAAAAATTGTTGTACGTCACATTGATAACCTTTTTTTAATTTATATTCTTCTAATTCATTAACCGTAGGTTTATTAAATTTAATATTAATACTTGTATTATTATCCTCCGCGATTTCGCGGATAGGGGTAGGAGTGATTTTATGGATACCCTCACCGCAAATTCGTAGATACCTGTTTACGATTTCTTTAGAATTTTCTGCATAAATAATTTCTATTTCTATGTACTTTGCATCAACAAGGCTGCTAACCCAAGCACTGATTGTTTTTTTATGCACATTGTATAGCTTTGCAAAGTAAGAATTTGAAGCCCAACACTTACCTTCTTTGTTGCACAGTGAAGTTATCTCACCATACAATAATTTTGCATTAGCTGAAATCTTGTCATCATATCTGACACTGGCTGGTATGACTGCGTAATAGTTTGGCTTAACAAAATTATAATTACTCATTCAGCAGCCCTAATAAATTCAGATAGTTTAACGTCACAGCTGCTTGATATTTTTTGCAGTGTTCTAATTGATGGTGCTCTTTTGCTGTTTATTAAGTATGTGATCATAGATCGTGACATGCCGCACTTGACTGCAAATTGTGTTTGATTCATTCTAAATTCATTTAAAAAATGATTGATTGCTTTTCCAATATTCAAATCAATACATTCATTGTTATCTTTTGTATCCATCATAATTCCTTACTGTATTGTTAAATAAGTTTGACATACTTTTCACAATGTGTCACTATATATTTTCAATTAATTTATAAAAGGGAGTAGTAAAGTGACGGTATTTCAATTTCCAGATGATGAGATCAGTCATTGCGATAGATGTGGTGAATACGAAGATAGTTACTTGTATATCACCGTTGATGTTTATGGCATATGCAGCAACAAAACAAGATTTGACGATGGATCAACTTACGTATGCCACGATTGTTTAACTGAAGATGAGTACAAATTACTTAAAAGGTTAAATGATTTTGATCGCGGTGACGCTGACTGTCAGTTAGGTAAGCCACATATGCCAGGGCAGAGCACCGAATATGACTGGGCGTATGGTGCTAGATACGCAAAACAACAGATGGATGATGCAAAGTTAGAACCATTGAATAAATTTAATGAAGAATTATTGGGGTTATAAGATGAAAACAAACATACCAGATAGTGTAAAGAAAGTATTTCAAGAGATGGGAATCAAACCAGACCATGATAACTTATGGGATTGTCATGGAACTATGGTTATCAAGCACAAAACACTTGAGAAGCTAGCTGCATTTAAGGGAATACAGTTTGATAAGCCTGAGTTTATAGAGGTCAGCATTAAGAACAAAGAAGTAGCTATCTTAGTCACTGGTCATCTTGGCGATAAGACTGAATGGTCAGTAGGTGAGTCAGCGCCTTACAACTGCAAGAATAGCTATCCGTTTGCCATGGCAGAAAAGCGCGCGAAAGACCGCGTGATCTTGAAACTCGTTGGCTTGCATGGTGATGTGTACAGCGAAGATGAAGCTGACGATTTCGCGGTCAAACCATCTTACACACTAGAACAAAAAGCTATGCTTGATGATGCGCTGCAACGCAATGACAGTCTAACCATGCACGCGTTGTTGTCACAATGCACAGAGGATCAAGCTACTGGATTATTTAATTCATTTAGGCGTGGCGAGGTAAGTGCTAAAAAAGATAAGATCAGACAGTTAAGCAGCCATGGCAGTAATCAATGGAAAAAGCTGAAAGATGACGTGCAGATAGGATTGTCTGACCCAGACGCATACTTTGATGTGGTAAACGAAGTAGAAAACCTTAGTGCGTTTGACTTGAAGTTTTTGCACACGATCATAGACAAGCAGCAATCAAATCAACTTAAACAACTTATGGCAGGGTAACATGAAACTAGGATTAAATATTCAAATCAACGTCAACAAGATTGACAAGTCAAGAATGTACAAAGGGGCTAAAGGTAACTATCTAAACTTGACTACGTTCATTGATACAATGGCAAAAAACCAATACGATGCCAACGGATTTATAAGCCAGTCAACAACAAAAGAAGAAAGAGAACAAAATTTACAAACTCCAATATTGGGTAATGTAAATGTGTTCTATACAGATGGTGGTCAAGAGTCCTACACTAAACCAAAGCTAGCTGATGATAGTTTTGATGACGATGTTCCATGGTAAAAGAAAGGGGCTGTTTCAAGCCCCTCAATAAATGACAGATCACATCTACAGTAAAACCATTCCCTAACATTTTATATCTTTGAGTGTTTGATACTCCCTCAGTGTAGTTATCAGGTACAGTTTGCAATCTTTCAACCTCAATCGGGTGTAACTTTCGGATGTTTGGTTTTAATAATCTCGTGTCCTCAAAGTAATTGTAGGGCACTCCTTTATAAAAATTAGCTGTCACTGTAAATGCTTTTTCTTTGTCTGGTGTCTGAGTGTAACGATCTGCTCTGCTTTTTCCTAATTGCATCCATTTGTCATTACCCTTTTCCATGTAGTCAATAGATTTTTGTGAGTGCAACATATCTCTCAAACAAACCGATGGTATGTGTCCACCACCTGACGCAGTACGAATTGTTACAGATTTATCGTAGTGTACCCTTGGTTTTTTCTCACCAAACCCACCATAGATATTTGATAACATAGGCTCAGTAGCATCATCAAGTAAAACATCTTGAAGCATTATGCCTTTATCTTCTGGTAGTTTATCAAAAGGTAGGTTTGTCCAATAAAGTCTGTGGCGATTCTGTGCGCTTACTAAACTACTGTTTATGGCGATGGGTTCAACACCCAGATACTTTGAGATAACGTCTTGACATTCTTTCTTCATCCGCACGTTCTCAAGCAAAAAGTATTTTGGTTTTAACTCATAGTACAACCAGACAAACTCAAAGAAAAGTTTAGAACGTGGATCATCAAAGTTTAATCTGTCAGTTGAAGCATAAGAAAAACCCTGACAAGGTGACCCACCGATAATTAAATCAATGGGTTCCTCAAAGTCAGATGCGTTTAGTTTTGTGATGTCCCCTACGTGTTGAATGTCGGGGTAATTTTTGGCTGCAATCTGCATAGCGTACTTATCTATTTCGGCAGCGTAATAATTATTGACAGGTATTCCAAGTCTATCCAGGGCTATCCTAGC